CATTTTTACAGAGACGAAGCCACTTGGGATGGAGACACAGATACTAATTGACAGCAAGGTTCTGATGAAAAAGTTGTACGAGCTTGAAGACCAGTATGACTATGATATACCTGCATCAAGTTTAGCTCATGAATTTAGAGGAAGTGACACTATTCATTTTGATAGAGAGGCTATGGAAAAGATGAGATTTATCACTAAGATTATCAGACAGCAACCACTAACTATTACCTTTGATGGTCATGTTACTATACATGAAATAATCTTATGAGTAACTTCTGGAACAACATATTTGGGACTATAGGTCGTGGGAAGGTAGCTCGCATGACTGGTATGGATTTTATTCCTACTAATAGTAATGGAGATGCTACTATTCCACAAAATGTGATGTTTCTGAAGAACAGTGGAGAGCAAAATGCTGTATGGTTAGGACTCGATACTTCCGAGATGCAATACTGGGCTTACTGTTACTGTAGCCCTCTTTCTGCTGTTATAGACCGTGAAGCCGACTGCGACATTAATGGGAAAGTTAGGATAATGAAGAACGAGAAGGAGTCAACTAATCCAACTGCCAAAAGAATTACTAATCTCCTAAACAAACCTAATCCTATTCAAACATGGGAGGACTTTAGAGGACAACAAGTGGTCTTTAAGAAGATATATGGGTTCTGTCCAGTCTATGCCATGACCGCTACTGGCTTCGACAAAACAAACTCCTCTTATTTGTGGAATCTAAATCCGTATTATGCAAAACCAGAACTTGACGACAGCTTCAACTACCAATCAGACAGAACTCCAATCAAATACTGGACTATTACCATACACCGCAAGAAATATGACATTCCCGCTGAGAGTGTTTTCCTGCTTAAAGATGGCTATGTTCACAGAGATGACAATTATCTTCTACCCTTATCGAAAATCTCAGGACTTGACTTTGCTATATCAAACATCTGTGCTGCAATGGAGGCAGATAATGTCCTGTTGAGAAAGAAAGGGCCGCTTGGTTTTATCTCGCACGACCCAAAGCCTGATAATGTAGCTGGCTATGTTCCAATGACAAAAGAACAGAAAGCTGAAATTCAGGGTGAATTAGCGAATTATGGACTCACTTGGAATCAGTTTCAATACGTGGTTTCTAAACTTCCAGTGAGATGGAATCCAATATCTTTTAGTGTGAAAGATTTGATGACTAAGGAAACAACCAAAGCTGCGATAGATATGATATGTGATAGATATAACTATCCAGCAGAACTTATGTCTGGCAAAAATGCCACATACGAGAATCGTTCAGCCTCTGAACGATACCTATACCAGAACGTCATAATTCCTCAGAATGTAAAGGACATGAGAGTATATAATAGATTCTTTGGATTAGACGAATACAATTTAGAGTTACAGTCAGACTTTAATTATCTACCAGTTCTTCAAGAGGATATTGTTAAGCAGGCTCAGGCAGATAATTATAAGGCTCAATCATATCTTACATTATACCAGAATAATGTTATTACACTTAACCAGTACAGGGTATATATGAAATTAGAACCAGTTGCTGGAGATGATGTGTACTATAAAGATACTGATGAGGGGAAGCAGCCAAAACCAACTGAACTCAAACCAGTACCACCAAAAGAAAAAGCAGCATGATACCAGTAGACTTTAAAGAAGCAAATTTTACCTTTACCAGACCCAAATCAATGACTGATGAGCAATGTGGTGATTTAAGAGTATGGAAGGGCTACGACTTGGCTGGATTTCCAATCATAGTGTCGTGCTGGAGATTATCAAAAGAGGACTTGGAGGAAATAAATAGAACAGGTAAAATCTGGCTATCTGTAACAAGTGAAGTAACTCCACCAGTTAGTTTATTTACTGAATATCCATTTCAAAATGCCAAAGTTACACCCCAAGATTATTGAGCTCCAGAAAAGAATTGGAGCTACGCCATTCGTGAGAGGAGACAACTGTACTCGTAAGGCAGCTATAGAAGCTGATAATCGTCTTGTCAAAGCCTATCACTGTATATTTGGAGAGGTTGATGATAGGGGGACTCTCTGGATGAAGGGAGCGTTTAAGCGTTCCATTGATGAGCGCGGCCCTAAATCAAGTGCCAAGTATAAAATTGCGGTGCTGTATATGCACGACATAAGAGACCCTATTGGTCTTCCAGCAGTGCTCGAGGAGACTGATGAGGGCCTCTATGCTGAATATGAGCCAGATGATGTGCCAAGTGGAAACAGAGTTGTGACACAAGTTAGAAGTGGAACTATCAATAACTTTTCATTTGGGTTTAAGCCTGTGTGGGAGAAAATGGAGTACGACTCTGATAAGGATGCTGTAATAGTAATGGAGGCTGAACTCTTGGAAATAAGTCCTGTTACTATTGGCTCAAATATGAATACGCACTCAGTTCGTGGACTAACCGAAGAGAACGACGGCTTTCTTCTTGAGGAAACTGAGGAGTTTATTCGTTCAATTCCAAGAAAACAACAACTTGAACTACGTCAACTAATTGACCGCCACCGTTTAGATGCTTGCAGTAAGCCAACGTCAACAACAAGAGCAGGCTCGAGTATTGACTATAAATATCTCTTAAACAATTTAAAATTAAAAAAATGAGACTACCATATATTCCCAATCATCTCTTGGGAGAAAGAGGTCGTAGGAACAGATTTGGTTTTGCTTGTTTTAAGACAGAGGGTTCAACAGAAACTACTGACGAAAAACAAGAACTGCTCGACAAGATAAATGGTATGCTGGAAACAAGGATGACTAAAGAGGCGGTCACAGCAATGATGAACGAGCAATTCAAGTCGCTACCTGTTGAGTCTTTAAGGGCTATCGCTGATGAAAAGACTGGGGCAATGGCTGTGCTTAAAAAACAGGGTGAAGAGATTGAGGCTCTGAAAACAAGAAGCGCAAGCATGGAAAAGCCAAAGAGTTTGACTGACCAAATCAAAGATTGGCAAACCAGAAATAAGGCTGCTATTGAAAAAATCAAAGGAGGAGAAAAAGCTGAATTATCGCCATTAGAAGTTAGAGCAGTTGCTTCCCCAATGACTCCAGCAACAGTTGATTCTGGTTCATCTTTGCTTCTTCCAGCTCCATATGTTGAGCCTGGAATAACAGACCTATTAAGAGTGCCTCCAAATCTGTGGAACACAATTAGAAAAGGAAGGACTAATTCATCTGTATATGTGTGGGTAAATAAGTCTAATCCACAGGGTGCAGCAGCTTTTATTGGACCGGGCGTAGCAAAACCAGGAGTTAGCTTTGAACTCGTTACTGATATATCTAATGCAAAGAAGATAGCTGTAAGTGCAAAAGCGGCTACTGAATTATTACAGGATTTTTCTGGAATGGAGGATATGATTAGAGGTGAAATGTCATTTAAGCTCTATGATGAGCTCAATGCTAAGCTAATGACTGGTGTTGCATCGTCTACTGTTCCTGCTGGATTGCGTACACTTTCGGTTCCTTATACAGCAACCTCAATAAAAATTCCAGCACCAAATGCTCTTGATGCTATAACTGCTGTTAATGCCTATTTAAGGTCAGGACTACTGAGTGGACGAATTGTTGACTTTATTAATCCTATAGATGCGGCAAACATTCAGGCAGCTAAAACTGCTCAGGGTGTCTATATATTCCCGCCATTCACAGCTCTAAGTGGACTGTCTATTCCTGGAGTAGAAATTGTAACTGACCCTAATATTCCGGTTGGATATGTTCAAGCAGCTTTTCTTGATTATTACAGGGTTCTAATTTACGAAGATTTCAATATCAAGATGGGCTGGGAAAACGATGACTTCACAAGAAACTTGGTAACATGGATTGGTGAAATGAGGATACACCAGTTCTTTAATCAAGCATATACTGGTTTTGCTATTTATGATACCTTTGCTAATATCATAACAAAGATAACATGAGTTTTGTATCTATATCTGATTTCGTGGGAGATAGAAGTATTCCCAACAGTGGCGATAGAAACGTCATGGATAGGCTTAATTGGTTCATTGAAAAGTACGAGCCAGACTGTCTGTACAAGGTACTTGGATGGGAGTTATATAATCTTGTTCTTAACCCATATGTTGAGGGTGGAGAAATAGATGACCTGATAAATGGTACAGACTATTTATACCAAGATTCAGTTTACTACTGGCCGGGCATAAAACCAATGATAGTAGACTATGTTTACTACCATTACATGAATGATGCTGCCACTGCTAATTCAGGGAAAGGAGTTATTATTCCAAAGTCAGAAATGACTTTCAATATATCTTCAGCGCAAAAGATGATAGATGCTTGGAATGAGTTTGTTAAGTATAGTGCAAATCTAACACATTACGTAGGCGCATTTCCTTTAGAATATCCTACGTATCCAGCTAACAAGTTTGGAACTGTCAATGAGTTTGATATATGATTATAGTAGTAGATATAATTAAAGATTGTGTTGAAGCTGTAGAAAACAAGCTTCACATGACCATTAACTATATCTATGGAAGACAAAGCCAAATTTTACGGAAGCTTCAGGATATGAATGATAGTATAAACTATAAGGACGGCAAGTATCCATTGTTAGCTCTTTATATGGATTTTCCAGAGAAGAGGGGATTGGGCTACTATTCTAATTTAGTCATTCCAAAGATTATCATTGCTACGCTGACAACTCAAACTGATTTTCCAGAAGTTAGGTATGAGCAAACGTTCAAACCAGTTTTGTATCCTATTTACTTAGAGTTCATGCACCAGTTATCAGTGCATCCTAATGTAATCGAGCATGATGAAAATGCTATTCCGCATACCAAGTGGGATAGAGTTGGAACTTTGCCGATAGGTCAAGATATAACTGATTATATTGATGCTATAGAAGTCAATAATTTATCTATTACTGTTTCACAATCTAAATTATGTTCAAATGGCACTTACTAAAGCTTGTCTGGTATCTTCCTCATTGAAGAATACTGGAGTTGACTGTGACATTTCTATGGGGCCGACAGCGATGATTGCTGCTGTTCCAAGAACATTCACTTTTACCTCCACTGACTTTGCAGACCCCCTGACTTGGTTTGTGAAAAACTCAAACGAAGTACCAGCTAAACGTATATACCCTATTTTTGGGAACAATGCTCCAGTTAGATTTATTGCTAACAACAAGGAGGCAGATGTAATTGCTACACTTGATGATGGGGCGCAAGTATTTGTTAGGTATGGTTTTCTAAATAGAATGCTGACCACTACTGGTGGCGGTATTGGTCTGGCACGGTCTCTTCAGTCTTTTGTTGGTTGTGGTTATAGGGTTCTCGAGTTTGACAAACTCGGACATATGTTAGCAAGGGATAATGGAGA